GACACCCTATCGTCGAGTCCGCGCCCAAACGTCGCCAGAAGCCCCAAAACGGCCGCCGCTGATCGCGGCGGCCGACGCCACCCCCTAGCGGCGATCACCCCGGAGAAACGCTCTCAGGGGGCTCAGAATCGCCGATGTCCAGATCCGGCAACCCCGCCAGCGAGTTGAACGTCGACGGGCAGATCAGCGGATCGACATATACCCTCTGAAGTCTGGGGTCGTAGTGATCGAGCAGCTCGGTCGCCGCCCCCCTGCCAAACTTGGCCGCCAGATAACTCGCCGCCATCCGGCGAAAGCCGTGGAAGCCTCGGCCGCGATACTCCACGCCCGCGGTGCGGCATAGCACCTGGAGCGATGCCCACTGCGACCGACCCTTCCGGTCCCACGGCCAGACGAGATCGTCGTCCCCGCGACGTTGCTCGGCCAGCATCGTCGCCAGCCGCGGCGTGATCGACCGGACGATGTCTCTCGTGCTCCCCTTCCGAGTGTCCGCCAAGAACAGCATCGTGTGCCGCTCGAGGTCGACCTGCGCCCACTTGATGCTCGTGAGTGCCTCGAATCGCTCGCCGGTGCAAACCGCAGCGTACAGAAGTGTCGGCCACCACCACCGAGCCGGCAACCCGCCTACCTTGCCAATGCGGTGCCTCGCTTGGCGGATCAACGCCGAAGCCTCGTCGGCGGTGTAGGCCCGACCGGTCGGGATGGACTCCGGCACCCGCACGCGAGGCACCTCTGGGAAATCGTCCGCAAACTTTCGACGTGCCGCGTACTCCCAGGTCGCCCGGATCATGTTGCGGTCTCGCCGCACGGTGGCGGGCTTCGGCAGCCGGGATCTCCACCCCGGCGTGACCTTCCGCCACTCGATGTAGCTGGACACCGTGTCGACGTTCAAGTCGGCGACCGTCGCCGGCCGCTCGAGGAACCTCTCGAACCTCGCCCACATCATCTCGTATAGAGCCAGCGTCTTCGGCTTCAGTTCCCGCACTCTCGCGTACCTAGTCGTCAGCTCCCTCACCGGCATCTGTAGCTTCATGGCATCTCCCTGTTGTTGATGCCGGGCAGTCTGCCTCATAACTGGACGCTAGTACATCACCCTTCCTAGGGGTTCGACTCCCCTCGCCTCCACTTCAACTCTCGCCCGGCCACGTCAACTCTCGCAGACCGGCCCAGCCGAAGCAAGCGGCTGGGCCGGATTTGCTGGTCAAGCTGGTCGGGCGGATTGGACAGTTTGACTCTTCATACGCTTGCGATACTATCAGGGCATGGTGATGGCAATCCAAACCAACCGCAAACTCATCAGCACCCGCGAGGCCGCGAAGATTCTCGGCATCAGCATGGGGCGACTTCGCCGCATGGCGCTGGATGGGATGCTTTGGAGTGAGCACATCGCCGCCAACGCTCGAGTCTTTGACGAGGCCGAGATCAAGACGCTGGCGAAGGTGCCGAGAGTGACGGGCCGCAAGCGAGGCGGATTCCGCCCCGGCTGATTTACGCGGCTTTTCAGGCGATTTTTCTCTTTGCAAGAAAATACGCTTGACACGTTTACACGATTGCGTATCTTTCCGCACATCGTTGATACGCCTTCGTACCAACGACCGAGTGGTTTCAGATTTCAACTCCCCCACTGCAAGGAATCCACCAGCGGCACGACGATCAAAATCGTTTGACGGGTATATGAACATCGGTACAGTACCCCCACCCAAGAGAACAACGCAGTCGATCACGGTGATCGGCAGGACCGACAGGCGAGGGACGCGCCATGAAACGCAAGAACGCAGCATCGGCGTCCCTCAGAACGAGAGGAAGCCGCAATGGACACGACTCAGCGATACCAGGACCGGGAAAGAGACCAAGCCGACCCGACCGAGCCGACCATCCAGTTGCTCACGACTGCGATTCAGATGAGCTGGTCGGCGGACGAGGAATACAAGCGTCGGGTGACCCGGTGCGAATACCAGCCGCCGGACGCGGACCCGGTGAGCGTGCGAATGCTGTTCGGGAAGCCGCGGGGGACGTAGGTGCTGTCGCCCAGAGGCTGATCGTTCGCTCGGTGACGATGGTGTTCTCCGGCAGTCGCCGGCTGCCGTTGAACGAGACGATCGACCTCACGATCGACGAGCGAATCGCCGCCGGCGACCTCGAAGCCATGTACGACGCCGCACGCGAGGCGATTTCCGACCTGGAGACGCTCGCCGACAAGATCGCAGAACTGCTCTGCGGCGAGCCGGAGGCTCTGCGGCGGCTCTCCGAGGTGCGACTGCGGCAGAACCGCACAGGAAAACCGTGGCACGGCGGTGCAATCACCGCGGCCACCAGCAACCAGGATGCCGGCGTGACGGATCACGCCGGAACGGAGCCGCGGGGACCGCGGCGTGAACAGGAACCACCCCGCCGAGCCAAGGCTGGCAAAGCGGCAACGAAACGGAGCCGTCGTGCTGAATCTTAATCGCTACCTCGGAGACCGAATCCAGATCGGTCCGGACGTAGTCGTGGTGGTGCGGGAGATCCGCGGAGCGGGCGGCGGTCGGCCAATGGTCAAGCTGGGCATCGAAGCACCAGCCCACATCTCAATCAGACGAAGCGAACTGGAGGTCATCAATGACAAGTGGAATCGATCCGAAGAGAGCCAGCGTGAAAGCGGCGGACGGCCGCCACTCGCTGGGCATTTGCCGGGCGTTGAAGTTGCTCCGGGCCGCACGATTGATGCTCACGAGTGTCGGTGCGGTCGAGGGACTTAGCAGGAGTTTTGACGGTGACGTGCGGATGGTCCGCACGGCCGTGAGGCAGTTGGAAGAGTGGGCACGAAAAGAGGGAATAAAAGTATGAAGATCACGAAGGGAAAGCGGCAGACTGCAAAGCGGGTGGTGCTGCACGGTGTTGAGGGAATCGGCAAAAGCACACTTGCCAGCCAGTTCCCGAAACCCCTGGTGCTCGACACCGAGGACGGCACAAACCACCTCGACGTGGATCGGGTGACGATCACCAACTACCTCGAGGCCGAGGGAACACTGCACGAGTTGGCTCGCGACTCGCAGGGATACCAGACGGTCGTGATCGACTCCGGCGATTGGCTGGAGCGGCTCCTCATCGAGAACCTTCTTTCCAAGGCCCAGAAGCGGAGCATCGAAGACTTCGGGTTTGGGAAGGGCTACACGATGGTCGCGGAGGCGATCGGTCGCTTCCTCACTGTCTGCGACTCTCTCGTCGAGCGTGGCATCAACGTCGTGATCGTGTGCCACACGACCGTGAAGCGGTGCAGCCCTCCGGACATGGACGAGGGCTACGACCGGTTTGAACTGAAACTGACCAAGCAGAGCGGGCCGCTCGTCAAGGAGTGGGCCGACTGCATTCTGTTCGCGAACTACAAGACCAGGCTCGTCGCTGGCGAGGATGGCCGCACCCGTGCAAAGGGTGGCAAAGAGCGTGTGCTGCACACCGAGCGGACGGCGGCTTGGGACGCGAAAAACCGCTACGGGCTCGCCCCGGAACTGCCCATGACCATCGAGGCGTTGGCCCCGCTGTTCGCGAGCGTTCCGGCGTCCAAGCCCGGCTGGGGCGACCGCGTCAAGGCCGCGGCGTCGGTTGAGGAACTGGACGTGATCGAGGGCGACGCCGACGACGCCGTGACGGCCGGCGACCTGACCGAAAGCCAGCGGAACACGCTGGGCAACGCGATCTCAAAGCGTCGTGGAGTTCTGTCACCCGAGGAGGTTCCCGCATGAACCAGGTCGAACGTGACGAGGAGGCCCGCCATGCGGCGGCCATGCAGATCGTGGAGGACACCGCGACCGCGTTCAAGCGTGGTGCGGTGAGTTTCAACCGAGCCAAGTCCATCATCGACGACGCCCTTGTGGGCGACGCCGACCGAATCGTGAAGATCAGTAGCAAGCCCTACAACCCCGAGGTGACGACGTGAACTGGGACGATTTTGCAGATACGAGCGAGACGCAGTCGGACGCCGGAGCCGAGCAGCTCTGCCCGGAGGGAACGCACGTCGCGACTATCGGGTGGGTGAAGATCCAGCCGAAGGACTGGGCCAAGGGCAAGAACAACCCGGAGGGCCAGTGCCTCACGGTGCGGCTCGACTTCTCCAAGGAAATCAAGTCGGTGTTCGACTCGATCCCGTGCGACCGCAGGGGGTCGATCGAGGCCCTGTGCCGATCGGCGAGGATCGAACCGCCGCGTGGCGACTGGGACGAAACGCAGTTGAAGGATCATGCCGTGACCTTCGAGACGGTGATCGCGGTGAGCAAGGCCGGACGCGACTACGTCAAGGTCGAGAGATACAAGCCCAACGCGGATCCGCTACCGAAGGCCGTGGCCGAGCGGACAGTGAATCGTACCGCCACGCAAAAGGCGGACGCGGCGAGCGGTGCGAGCGGCGACGACCTCCCCTTCTAGTCCATTCCAGAAAAAGGAAAACCACATGGCAACCATGTATTGCACTCACGTCTTCCCTAACGGCGAAATCTACCGATTCAGCGGCGAAACGGTGGTCGTCGGCAACTTGACCTATGTCAAAAGGACGCACGTCAACGACCTGGAGTTGGCGGATCGCTTCTGCCCGACCGCGGAGTCCGCTGACCAAGCGGCGGCGATCAAGATTCAGAAGCAGATAGCAAACCTCCATGACGTACTCGCGAAACTCCGGCCGCTCCCGGCCGGTAACCAAGCGGCTGCCCATTCATCGGCCGCAGGGAGAGCGCAAGCGGTGGTCGCAACGTAACTCCGCAGCCGGAGGCTGGGTGGCGAATCTTCCCGCCAGGCTCGACCAGTGACTCCGACCGGCCGCGGCACGTCACGCCGCACCACTC